TATAATCTTAAATTATGAAAATTATTGTAATTAAAAGCATACCTATTACCACTTGAATTTCTAAACCATTCCCCTTCAATAGCTCTACCAACTTGTAATCCATATTCACTACTCATTTTCTCTTCATCAGGTACCACCTGATCCGGAAAAGAACTATTAGTATTAGTATAAATCATTTATTCTATTATTTTTGAAACAATTCCCTTATTATCATATCTTTTAATTCCTAAATCAATATGTTTTACTGTTCTATCAGCTATGGGTTTATATCTATTCTTATTACAAGCCATTATAGCTAAACCAGAACTTATCGAAGCATCGTGCTTAGTTCTTTTATTTATATCAAAACGTGACCAATCTTCTAATGTCTTTTGAAAATACATATCACCATACATATCACCAATTAAACCTACATAAGTCTCAATATAAGACTCAATAGCAGCTGCATGCGCTTGTTTTATATCTTCACTAGAATTTGGTATTCTCCCATGTTGTTTCTTCTTTTTCCATGATATAATATAATATAAATAATTAATTTGTTAAAAAAGACCCCAAGTTAATGGGGTCTTTGATTTGTCTACAATAGACATATTTTAAGCTACACGAATTGTATATCCTCAACAGTAAATACTGTCTCAGGTTCTAAATATCCAGCTTCTCTACTTGCTTGTGAAAAATCTGGAATAGCGTAAGGATCAGCTACAGCTTTTTCCATCAAGTTATTCAAATTCTCAACGATTTGATCTTGAGTTATTCGATCAGCTACAACTCCTGAAGCGTGACCAAAATCCATTTGAATATCGGTCGATGCGCCTGGTAAATCTGTGCATGCTATATCTACTGTTGTATGATTTGTTCCCACACCTCCAGCATGTGTAAAATTGGAGGGGTTAATAGGAAAATCCATATCTACTATAACTGGAGTAGTTAGCGGTGCAGCTAAGTCTCCAGTTTGCGTTGTATTTACTTTTACAAGTGCCATAATTTCTATTTTTAAAGATTAATAAATTAAGCTATGAATTCTACGAAGTTATTCGCAGCTTGAACACATAGACATCTTTCAGATAAGAAATTGACTCTCATTACATCAAATCCATCAGTATACGCTCCTCCTACAGAACCAGTGATCCAGGTTTTATACCTTCTATCATCAGTTTGTGAGGCCCTATATCTAACATGTAGAAATGGTCTACGAATGTTCTGACCAAGTATTTGATCATAAACGGTTGAAGTACCAGCAGGTACTAAAACACCTTGAACATCAGCAGCCATACCACGAGTAGAAGCATCATTTAGATATTTCCAATCAGTTTTATAGAAGTCATAAGAACCTCTTCTAAACCCAGAAAATCCAAAGTTTAATGCCATATCTGCATTATTGTCAAAAAGACCATAAGAAGCTGAAGTTGCAGCAGCATAACCACCACCTGCTTGCGCAGCAATCATATCATCAAAGTCAAGAGCAGTTGCTCTGTCTAAGAATAACATGTTTTCTTCAATAGCTCCTTGAGCATCTAATTGTGCTAATATAGCATCAAAGTCACCTAAAGCTCCAGAACCTGGTGCAGCAGCACCTGCGAAACCTTGCCAAACATTTCCTCTAGCATTTATAGCAGAAAACAATCCTTGAGTACCACCGGTAACAGCTGTAGCTCCAGTACCAGCCGTAGCAAAGTATGAAGTTTGAGCATTTATACCTGCAGCAGCAGCAGCAAGATCGCCTTCTATCATCGCCATCTCTAGGTAATCATCAAATCTTAACCTTGTTTCAGATTCAGATTTTAGATACCAAAGATATCCAGATGTACCATCTTCAGTTGCAACTTCAACCCAACCAATCTGAGCAGTATCGGATCCATTGATCTCGAAATGATCTTTGATTATAATTGGTTTGTTGTTAAACTGTGTGAATTGTGGTTCAACTGAACCAGCCATTGTATTTGTTCCTTTTACAAATTCAGATCCATAAACAAATATGTTTACAGTAGCAAGCGCAAAAGCAGCTGGCCAGTTACCTGTAGCTGGATCACCAATATACGGATAAGCTGTAATTTGTCCCGGTAGTTGAGCAATTGTTGGATCAACTAAAGCTGTTACACTCGTATTTGATATAGGTTCAGTTACAACTATAGTAGCTCCAGGTCTAATAGCCTGAGAAGCTGCAGTACCTAAAGCAGCTGCTGGTATAGTTATAACAGCATTACCTACAACTCCCATCGTACATCCAGCATAACTTATATGTAATCTGTTTTGTTCAGACCAAACTACTTGATCTGATGTCATAGGCATTTCAGCCCCGACCATTCTTAAAAATCCAGAGATGGTTCTATTACCAAATCTCTCGACTTCTTGTTCGTATAATTCCGGTAAATACTGCTGTCCAAAATCATTCCCAGCTCCAGTTGTGAAGTCAAGATAATTTGTGGTTTGCAGCATCATATCCGGCGCGGGCAATAAGCCCGCATTCTGTGCGGTAAACGGCATAATTTATAGTTTTTAGTTTATTTATTTTTGTTTTACTTTCAATCTAGAACTATCTATACCACTAATTGCTTTTACTTTTAATCCACCAACATAAACATTACCTGGAGAACTTGCTCTAGGTTTATCACTTATATTTTTAGATTTTGCAGTAATCTCTTTTATAGCATCGGCTTGACCTTGCTCATAAAAATGTTTTGCAATTGTATCTGCGTTATCTGCAGCGTATATAGCTTTATGATAGCCCTTATAATCTACTACATCTCCTTTGTCATCTAGGAACTTCCCTAATAAACTAGAAATGTTAGATTGGTTATCAGCCACATCACTTACATTATTAATGCCATATCTAAATTTTTTTTCACCTAAGTTAAACTCAAAACCTTTGAAATCTCCAGTAAAATAATTTTTAGTAGCATCTATAAATGCATCGTGTTGTTTTTGAACTACTTGTTGTTCTTGATTGTATCTATTGAAAAAGTCCGTGGCTTTTTGTTGCTCTTGAGTTACTCCTGATCTCAACTTGATCTCATCGTAGTATTTATCTTTTAAGTTTGTTAAAAAACTTTTGGCTTTTGCAACTTCTTCTTTTAATGCGAGTTTCTTTTTTCGAATAGCTCGCTCTTCATCTACTTCTTCATCAAATGAAAATTGATCATCCATTAGGAATTCTATTTCATCTAAATCCAAATGAGACTTAGTATTTTTATAATATTCTTTCAATAATGTTAAATTATCTACATCGTCATAATTAGCATTCAACCTAATATAATCTTCTATATTTCCCCCTGTCTCTTGCATGAAAGTAACAAGTTTATCTACATTTTCAGGTAAAGGGGTTGTTTCTAATATTGGTTCTTTTTCAACCACTTCTTGTGTAGTTGTTTCTTCGTCTGTAACTTCTTGAATTATACTTACTTCTTCTGTTGTTGGTTCTGTATCTTGTACCCGTATTTCTTCTTCCACTTCTGATATAATCCCGGTAGATTCTTCCTCATCCATTCCCTCTGTTTGTTGCTCTGAAATCCCATCTTCTTTATTATTTTTAAGTGGTTGAGATAAATCTACTTTAGTTACATTGTTGTCTTTATTTTTAAACTTTGTAAATTCAACTTTTTTTACTTCTTTAATTTCTTCATCTTCCTTAACTTCTTCAACTTCGTTAATTACTTCTGTGTTCTTCACTGGTTTTTCTTCTTTCTTTGTTTTTTTCTTTGTAGCCATAATAAAATATTATATAATTATTGTTTATCTAGGATTAAATTGACCTAATCCTATATTACCAGTTAGCTGATCATTACTTACTGATTCAAAATTTTTCGGTGCAAGATCCTTTTTCCTTTGATCTATAAGTTCACTTTGTTGGGTTGCTTGTATTCTAGTTCTCTCATCTTTAGATTTTTCTTTATATTCTTCTTCACCTCTTTTAGCTTGAGATTGAGCTTGAGTTAATTGCATATTAAATTGAAACTCTAGTTCCATTAATTGTTTTTTGATCTGACCTTCTTGTTGTAGTTTTTGTATATCAAATTGTGATTTACCTTTTTCTATTTGTAATGTTGTTTCAGCTATAGCTTGTTGTTTTTGAACTTCAGCCATAGCTGCTCTTTCTGCAGCTTCTGAATTAGCCTGTGCTTGAGCTTGTATGTTTTGAAGTTGTATTTGCTCGTCATATTGTTGTTTCTTTTTTCGCCTTAATTTTAATACCTGATTAGCTAGTTTTAAATTATGAATTTCTCGTATATCAATAGCATCTTCTAGGTATATAGATTGTTGTTGAAGGCACATTTGAATGTTTTGCTCTAACATTGCCTTTTCTTCTTCATCTGGTTCCAATTCTAGGAATATTCCAAAATCATGTATGCGTAAAGAACTTAATTCATCTAATGTGGCTACATTATATTTTGATATACTAGCTTCTAAAGCCATCCTAGTTAACGGAAATAATAAAGCATCCGCAACTCTTAAAGAAATATTTTCACATGTTTTTAATATTAAATATAAACTGGTTTGCAATATATGTCTAGTTGCGGTATTTGAATTAGCTGCTGCTAGTTTTTGTAATCCAACTAATGAATCTGGATCTGGAACACTCCCATCTCTAGCTTCATTTAATCCGGTTACATCCCTTATCATTTGAAGATAATATTGATAAGTTTGAATTAATGCGCTGATTTTATTTTGACCACCTGATGATTGTAATTCTTGAATTGGTATTTTAGCATGATTTAAATCACCATCTTGAGTTAATGATCTACCTATAATACTACCAGTTTGAAAATACATGTTTAGTGCTTCAGCTGGATTATAGTTTGTTCCATTTCCTAAATCAACTTCTGCTAAACCATCAGCATCTAAGTAAACACCATCAGGTACCATTCTCGCTAATACTTGTTGGAGTTTTAAATGTGTTATTTGAATCATATCTGCGAAACTAGTTATTCTACTAACAGTAGATTCTATATTTCCTTTATACATTCTAGGTGCAGCTATACTATAACTCATGTTAACTTTAACAGTATCAGCATTTGGTCTAGTCATGTTTCTTGCTAGTTCCCAACGTAACATTGTCTCATGCCCTACTATTTTAGCTCCAGAATATAAAACTTCTATTGCTCTAAATGCTTTTTTGAAATTTTCGCTTTCAGGTGGATTAAATGTATCTCTTTTTTCTATTGCTTTCTCTAGCCCCGACGTACCTTGTTTTATTTTAAAAACTTGATTAGCATATGTTTTATATTCGAAAAATAAAACTTGAATTGTATTATCACTATTTCTACCATTCCAATCTCTAGCAAAACTACTATTTCCAGGATATTTTTGGATTTTAGATAACTCATCACTAGTTAAATGAGGAAACTGTTTTTTTAATTCAGGTAGACTTAATGTTTTAATTTCACCTACATACCATATATCTTCAAAATTTGGATCTTCCGTGTAAGACCATACCAAATTAGTAGGATCCACGTAATCAATAGTAATACCCTCTGATCTATTGAATCCTGTCTTTGTTGCACCAATTCCTAAAACAGTTAAATCATAATTTACTCTAGATTTAATTAAATCATGTCTATTTGAATCTAAAACGTTATTTATAATCTCTTCTTCCGCAATCTCTATACTTTGTTTATAGTCTAACTGCATATGGACAGGTAACTCGTCTATAGTTTTAGGAATATTATCTCCTTTAGGTCCTTCTGATATATTTAAATTTAAATTAGTTTTAACAGCATCAATATATTGTTTATTACGTATATCATTTAAAATACTATTAGCATATTTAGTTCTTTCTTGAACTGAGGTAGGATCTTGAGCAAAAGATTTTATTTTGTAATCTCTTTGAGACATACCATTTACTAGTATGTCTACAAATTTAGGAATTACTGGAACGGGTTTCCAATCTAAGTTTAGATATGATAAATCACCATTTATAGATAATTCATTTTTATATTTTTGAATTGATTGTTCTCCTCTTGCATAAAGTTTTAAATTATGAAATCTAGCATAACTATTCGCGAATCTAGCATTTTCGTACCCACTGAACCATTCTCCTTCTATTGCTCGTGCAACTTGAAGTCCATAATCTAAACTTTGTTTCTCTTCATCAGGTACTACCTGATCTGGGAAAGAACTATTAATGTTAGTATAAACCATTTATTATATTATTTTTGAAACAATTCCGTTATTATCATATTTCTTAATTCCTAAATCAATATATTTTGTCGTTCTATCAGCAATTGGTTTATACCTGTTTTTATTACAAGCCATTATCGCTAACCCCGAACTTATTGAAGCATCATGCTTTGTTCTTTTATTTATATCAAATTGCGACCAATCTTCTAATGTTCTTTGAAAATACATATCACCATATGTATCTCCTTTTAAACCTACATAATTTTCAATATAAGATTCTATAGCCGCTGCGTGAGCTTGTTTGATATCTTCACTTGAATTTGGTATCCCACCAATTTCTCTTTCTGTAACTGATAACTTATTCCAAACTTTATCAGGACGATTCATAGAGAATCCTCTATAACCTCTTCTTTTAAAATGATAAAGTAATCTTGGTTTGTTGTTTTCACATAATATAGGCATTCCATAAAATACACATGCCATTAATACATCTTCAAAAAACACTTCTGCGGTTTGTGGTCTCGCCACATACTCTAAAAAAAATTGATTAGGCGGAGCATCTTCCATGCTAAATTTAGTTAGTCCATGTAAAGCTCCATTAGACCCTTTTCCATCTACAGTTCCAGATATATCATAACTATCACAACCAAAAGCTCCAATATGCTCGTTTCCAGGATATTTAATACCATTCTTTAAGATCACTCGATTTTGAAGATTTTTAGGTGGAACCCATGATATTTTAAATCTACCGTTTTGGTTTGGTGCAAATACTACTCTTGTATCTTTTATTCCATCTACCCACTGAAAACTACCAGTTGTTATATTAGCAGTATTATTAACACCATCATTGTAATCTATTTGCTCATATATCTTAACTAGATTAAATAAACTTTCTTTAGCTTCATCTCTAAAAGCATGTGCTTCTGATCTTGGAAATTGTCTATATAATTCATTTAAACTATCTTGATCACTTTTTAGTCCATCAACTTCATTCTCCCAATGATTTATAACTCCGATTTCGATGGGATGTCCATCAATTCCAGCCACGGGTACTTCTGGTGTAGTGAATACAGGTAACCCATAATTATCAATGTATCCTTCGTAAGACCATTCCATAGGAATGAACAAAGAATATAGTCCCGAGCTTGTTTGGCCATTGCGATTTCTTCGTGTGACATCTGAATTATAATATAATTTTTTAAAATTGTTGCCTCCTTTATCTAAGGCATTTGAAGTACTCCCCATCATACATTTACCGATTATTCTACTACCTAATCGTAATGTAGTCTTTGTAACTCTCCAGTTATTTAATATGTTATCAGGTCTCTCCCATTTACCACTTTCATCATGTGC